CTGTCATTGACGCTTCGATTCCGAGAAGGTATGCGGGGCTAAAAACATAACCAGATACGAGATGAAGGCATATCTGATATGTTAAGCGCGGCACACTGATACGTTTGCGATTAAGAACTGGTATTAGTTTATTGTAAAACGATTGCCATTCTAATCGCGGATAATGAGACATTTCAATAAGAGCCATATCCAAATTAGCTTGAAGAGCCATGTGGTCCCCGAGGGCTGATTTTCGGGTCCAATTAAGCATTTCGTTAATAGTTTTCATTTCAAGAGGGGCCCATACACGACCGTCACGCTTTACAAAGCGACGACAGAGGTACATGAGGTCGTCCTCCTGAACGAATTCGGTAGCAGCAGCAGTTTTAGAGGTAGTTGTATATTCCATACCATACTTAGCATAGAACTTCGAAATTGAGATCATATTAAACCATTTGACAGAATTAGAAACACGAATAATGTGGTCATCCCCGTAAGCAACGAGTCGCACAAATAAATTAAAATCTGAGAACAATTGCAAAGCTTTCACTTTGCCGAATAAATCAGTAGCAATATCTAGGAAGGCAATCCTAAACATAATTGAATTAGCAACAGAATTTCCGACTGCAGTTATAGGAACACCTGACGGCATACCATGATGAATATCATACACGGTATGGTCAGCCAAGTGCAAACTACTAGCCATTGATATCATCAATCCTTCTCGTACTCTTTGATTCTCTGCAGAATCATCATACCAAGAATTGACAACATCACACACTCCCATCATTACTTGATAAGGAAGTCGTTTGTCAAACGCAGCATAATCACCAGCAATCCAGTGATCACCAACAGCTTTGAGATGATTGTACATAATTCCCCAATCATCACCATGAACGTTCAAGCCCACACTACACTCACCAAGGATACAATTATCCATCAAATGAGCTACAAAACTACCATAATACTTACGTACTAGAATAGTCATGTCGAGTGGTCCAGCAGAAAAGACGCGTGTCTTTCCTGCATCTACTTTACTAATTTCACGGCGTTCGTCTTTCAAAGTGTCAGTCATGATAAAGGGGGGAATAATGCCTAACTTAAGGTCATTTTCGCGCCTTCTCACAGTGCGTTCGAGTAACGGTCCCATTGCCAAACAATGATCATCGCCAACAAAGAAACGTTTCTTTCCGTCGAGAGCAAAAAGATTCCATGGATAACCTGAGGATGAGTGCAGATTAATCCCTTCAATTCGGTGCAAATTAAAATCACCATTGATGTTTACAGAATTTTCAAGGAGTCCAACCCTAGAATATTCTGACTGCAAGGTCCTTACGCTTGCAGTAACATCAGCTATAGCAGTTTCGAGCATCCAAGGCGGAAACGATACATCAGGTTTAAAGGCTTTAACAATACCCAAACGGAGAGGGTCAAGGTCTCCTTCTGGGCGAAGCATACAGGGCTTAGTTGTATGTTTCTCAATAGCATCATGAATCAAAGACGGTACAAAGGCAGATTCAGTATTCCCAGGCTTTCCTATACCACGTTCAACACGGCCAATCAATTGCACGACATCACCTTCACGGACGATACGGGACGAATCGTAACATCCTTCAATTTCGACTTGAGCTTTCACAAAACGCTTGAATTGTTCCAAAGTACTTTCCAGGTATTCTTGAGTAATAATATTACTCATACCCTTTCCAGTGGAACCAGCGACGTGAATGCCGAGAATTTTTCGAGAGAAAGCGCGATTTACGTAGAACACAGGTGCTCCACAATCGCCAACGACGGTATCAGCATTGTAATTAGCATGGCTATCAATAACCACACGGCGAGAATCAGCAAGACTATCGGAATAAAAATATTCCAATTTACCAGAAATTTCAATTGTATTTATCGATAAAAGCGTCAACAGAGCATTATCAGTTATTTTGGCTATATAACCTGAATCATAATACTCTATCCTATCATCATTTTTGTGGAAAAATTTGACGAGAGAGCGACGCAACGGAAATTTGATAAGTTGTAAGAACATGAGATCACGTTCTTCGTCAATAATAAATTTAGTATCAGACAATTTTATAAGATATTTTTGCATCACTGAGGAATTGATTTCCAGATACATATCGTTATAATCTTTACGGCCAATAAAAAGGTGCAACGGAAAACAAACAATGTCACTGTCAACAATCAAACCACATAGAACATTACCAGTAGATACATTCTTCACACGTACAAGGTTATTTCGAGTCAATTCAAGAATAGTCATTAGTTGCGGGTCACGTGCAGATTCACACAGAGGCAAACCATAC